TGTCTGCGGTGACGATGAACCCACCACCCTGAGGAGGCACCCCGCCGTGTGGCCGACGCAGCAGCCCGTGGTGAAACATGCGCGCCTAGCTACTTAGGGAATTCACCTATTCTTCCCATTCGATGTTGGCATCCGCATTGATCGCGGCACCCGCGCCTCGGTTGCAGCGCAGGCTAAAGCCCTTCGCTGATGCGGCGGCCCCGATCACTTCAGGCTCGCGGCCCAGCGGATACTGAATGACGAGCCCCGACGACGGGGGGATCATGTAGGTCTTGAGCACCGTCACTGTGCCCTCAGTCGCTGGGAGCTTCTTGGCCGCCGCCCCGACCGTCAGGCCGGTGTCTTTCATGTCCGCAGGCGTCACGGCGGTGCCTGCCGCCGACGCCGCGGTCACGCGACACCACTGCGCCAGCACCGGCACATCGGTGGCGGACACCCCGCTGAAGGTAAGCGAGGCTTCCGTGACCACCATCTTTCTTCCTGAGGGGGGGTTCACTTCCAGAATGGTTGACATCGTGCCGGAAGGCACTGCCGCCGATTCCGCTGTTGCTGACCACAAAGACATCGTTATCCTCCTTGGTTAGTTAGGCGCTGAACGCGTCATACACTGGACACTCTTCTGGGCGTCCTCCCACTTTTGAGGTCAAATGACAGATGCGGTCCTCATCTTCTGGCTTTCCGGTTAGGAATGGGCACTCGGCCAAACAGTCATGCCCGTTGAAGATGTCGCACACCAGGAGCCAGCCCGTTTTGCCCGTCACGAGATCAGGCATAAGTCCTCCTTTGGGTAGATCGTGGATGCTTGAGAGAATGACGGAGGCAGCGTTAGCCTCCGTAGATCAGATTGACTTGAATGCCCGCGCCGACCGCGCCAGTAGAGGTTGTCGTGCCCGCACAGGAGCAGCCATTCACGCCTCCGAAAAGATAACCATCGGGGATGGGAAAAGATATACCTCCACTGGCTGGTAGCCCAATGGACAAATCCGGCACCGTCGTGCCCAGCGTGACATTCGCGGCGGTGTTGCGAAATAGCTGGAGGAAGGCAACGGCTGCCGTCGTATTCAGGAGGGCAACCGCTTGGATGCGGATCGGACCTGCGGTAGAGATGTTGACGACGGTGCCTGCAACCGCTGCGCCAGCATTGTCAAATTCCTTATCCGCGCCGAATCGTCCCGTCGCCATCAGGCTGCGCCTTCTATTTTTTCAATTCCAATCACGCGATTTGTCTTAGGGTCTCGCTTTATTTTGGCAAGCCCTCGCTTCAACCGGATTTTCATAGGAAGTCCCACGAGATTGCGCCATTGCATTTCATATGCAATCACTTCGTTCATTGAGAGACGCCGAAGTCCTGTTACGAGCGCAGCGCGCATGATCGAATTCTGCCACACGTCCATCCTTTTGGCGAGGCCGGAGACCTGATCTAAAACCGACGATGGAACCCAGACCGTTCTTGTTATCCATCCAGCTTGATAGAGTTTGTCTCGGAAAGCTTTCATGTGTCTACGGGATCGAGTGCGCTTCTTGACTATGCTTGATGGTTGCACGGGCGGTATGATACATTTCTGCCGCGATGAAGGCAAGCCCCCGTCTTCCGACAGAACCAGAATTCTGGAGTTTCGTTAAAGATGTTCCCGTAGTGTCCCGTGATAAGGGCCTTGGCCCGATCCAGCCATGGGGCACGCAACGCGCCCTGATCCATGCCATTTTCGATGGGCTCAAGCGTGATATGCGGCAGCTTTTGGTTCTCAAGGCGGGCCAGATCGGCGCCACGCTCATCATGCAACTGTTCTCGCTCTTTTGGATGCAACGCTCACCGGGACTCCAAGGCGTCTGTGTTGCCGACAGCGATGAAGTACGCGAGTTTCTGCGAGACAATATGACGCTGATGGCCGATCCGCCAGACGACCAGGCGGCGGGTCCGTCCACGGTGTTTCGGCGCAACGACCGCAACCGCATGAGTTTTCACAACGGCTCGCGGTTGATGTTTCAAACGGCGGGGCCGCGCTCAGGAAGGCGCGTCGGCGTCGGGCGCGGGGTCGCGTTTATTCATGCCACGGAAGTTGGACTGTGGACGCATCCAGCCTCGTTGACCTATCTCCGCACCCGCTTTTCCGATCAGCACCCGTATCGGCTCGCCGTGTACGAAAGCACCTCCAGAGGGCATAACTGGTGGTTTGATGCGTGGCAAGAAGCCGCCGATGCGGTGGACATTCAGCGCATCTTTCTCAGTTGGTGGCTGCGCGAGGACTATCGCCTCGATCCACGATCACCGGAGTATTCACGGTATTGGGATGGACGGTTGACGGATGAAGAAAAACGCTGGCAGGTGGCGCTCACGCGACGCTATCATCGAGAGTTGACGCCGATGCAATGGGCATGGCGCAGATGGTACGTGCAAGAGAAGGCGGCGGGCGACGCCCAACTTGCGAATCAAGAGATGCCGACGCTCCCGGAAGACAGTTTTGAAGCCACAGGCCAGAGCTTCCTGGGCTATGATTTGATCGCTCGTTGTCGGCAGAGTTTGAAAGCCGCGCCCAAGGTCAAAGGCTATCGCTACGAGTTCGGCCAGCGATTAGAAGACAGCAAGGTGGTGCCGACGAAGCTCGGCCTCGCGCATCTGCTGGTGTGGGAGGAGCCGCGTCCTGCGGAGGCGTATGTGATCGCGGCGGTCCCGTCCTATGCAGGGACGCCGACCTGCCCGACTGGCGTGGTGAGTGTCTGGCGCGCAAGTCTCGATACGCTGGAGCAAGTCGCCGAATTCTCGGACACGAATTGCGGCCTGCAAAGTTTCTCGTGGGTCTGTGTGCATCTGCTCGGCGTCTACAAAGTCCCCAGACGTGCCTTCATTCTGGAAGTCGGCGGTACGGGCATGGGGGTGCTGCAAGAATTGAAACGCCTGCAAGCGACGGGCTGGGGGACTCGCCTCGGTCCTGCCGTCAGAAAACTCGTAGGACCTATTGCTCAGTATATCTGGACCCGTCCAGATTCGCTCGCGGGAGGCGTCGCGCTCCAATGGAAATCCACGGGCGAGTTACAAAGCTGGTTGTTGCGTCGCCTCAAAGATCAATTAGGATCAGGCACAGTCATTCTCCGCTCCGCTGAGTGTGTCGGGGAGTGCGAGAGAATGCGTCAACTGGACGATCATTTTATGAGCGAAGGGCGCACAATTGAGGAGCATCGCCTCATGGCAGCGGCGCTTGCCGTCGAATCGTGGGCCTCGCAACTGCGTCCGCTGTTTCGGAAAGTGCATGGGAACGCGAAGACTGGACCGACGACCGTGATGGGGCGATTGGTGACAGGATTCTTTTCGCAACTCGGTGCCAGGACTGCCTAATGCCACGGGCGAATTACGAGTGCTCGAAATGTGGACGGATCGAAGATTTGCCAGTCGATTCTCAACGCTGTCCCTACTGCGGCAGAAAACGAGGATTCGAGCGATTGTTCGATGCCGTCAATGTGATGAGTGGGAAATCACGTAAGCTCAGCAAAGTGCTGGATAAGCAGTTAGCTCCCATGTACGGGAAGCACGCCGAGACCAAAGCGAGCGCACAAGAGTTTCAGAAAGCGTCCGCGCAGGCCATGGACCAAGCCTATGAGAAGGCCACGCCAGCCGAACGCGCCCAGATGCAGCGGATGACAGGCCATGTGCTCCCCGCCGCATCGGTCTTGGGCGGGATGCCACCAGCCGCCCGTCAAGATAGCCGCGAAGTCCTGATGCCAGCCGTGACCAATCGCAAGGTGAAACCGCAATGGCACTCTTAACCGAATCCGTCAGCGACGACGAGAAAACGCGCCTTGCTGAATTAATCCGCCGCGCAGAAGTGTCGCGTGAGCTTCGGCGCACCCGCGCATTGACACTCAGACAGTGGTATCAGATGGGCAGCGAGAGTGGTTCCAGGGCTCGTTATAACAAGCTGTTTTCGCACCTCAATCGGGTCGCGGCGTTTCTCTTTGCGCCCGGCACGGTGCGCTTCGGCGTGCATCTGCCGCCGAGTGTGCGTGATGTGTGGCTCTCCGCCGCGTCCGTGGCGCGAGATGAGTTCAGACAATTGTGGGAAGACACGGACGCCGATGGCGTGATCCTCCTGGCGCTCGAATGGAGCCTCGTGTATGGGGCACAGGTGATGAAACTACAAGCCGATCCGGCGACAGGCTTTCGCTTAGGGTTGATTCAACCATGGGATTTCGGGGTCACGCGAGAGGACGTGAGCGCCTTAGAGGAGCAGGACGTGTGCGCTCATTGGTATATGCTCTCCGTGCCGCAAGTCGAACGCTGGGTCCAAGGGGAAAAACGGGAACAGGACTTCATCGCGCTGGCGCGTGAGTACGCGATCCCGAAGCGATCTGGCGCGACGACGAATCGCCTCGTCCTGAGCAGTGTGACCGGGACGTTTCCGAGCGGGCAGATCACGGGCGGCTTTCCTGGCGAGCCTATCGGCGATCAGCACCTCGATGCGCTTGTGGATGAGCCGACCGTCGAATTCGTCGATGTCTGGGAGCGGCGGCTGTTTCGCCGCAAGGAGCGCGGGCAATCCGGCAAAGGGGAACTGTTTGAGGATTGGCTGGTGACGACCATCTTAGCGGATGCGCAAGAGCCCATCGCGCAACGGCGTAATCCCGATCTCCCGTGGACGCGGATTTCGCTCACCACGGAAATGCCAGCGGACTTTCCGTTCACCGTGCTGACGCCGCGCCCGATGCCGTCGTATTTTTGGGGACGCTCCGAACTCGATCATCTCACGCGCTTACAAGACTGGTTGGTGGATCACCTCGCGAGTCTCAAGAACGTCATTGACCGTCAGTTAGACCCGCCGAAATTCTTTGCGGGCGTGCCAGACTTCGAGGAGGCAGGCCGCGTATTATCCACGACGGGAGGCGCGTATGGCACGGCGGAACCGAACTCCTCGATGACGCCCATTATTCCGCAATTGACCCCCGAAGCGATGGGGCTGTTACAGCAAATCAATGACATGTTTGCTGACATCTCCGGCGTGCCCGGCTCGATCGCGGAGCCCGCGAATATGCCGGGCGGCATTCGCGCCACGGGGCATTTTTCCATGGCGGCGGGGATTGGCGCGGGGCGCTTGCGACAAATGGCGCTCGTCGTCGAAGCGGCGCTCGGCACGGTGGCGACCAAGGCGTTTCATCTCTTGCAGCGGCGCAGCACCGATTCCTATAGTCGGCCTGATGGGCCGAAATTTCTCCTGAGTCAGATTCCCGCTGGCATCCGGTTGAGCGTCAATGCGCATTCCGCTGCGCCGATCTTTGCGGAGCAGACGCAAGCGAAGGCGACGCTCTTGCAAAAAGCGGGCGCGATTGATGGGGAAGATTTGGTGGAACTGTTCGATATGCCCAATCGAGAAGAACTCAAGGCGAAGGCGCGGAAACTTGCGGAGTCGAAGGCCGAGATGACACGCGAAGCCTTGGACATTCAACATGAAAAGGCCCAGAAAGGCAAAGGGCCGTTATCGACGACGAAGAAATAAATCTACTTGACACGGCCTACGGTGAGCTCCTGATTACGGACTCCACGAATTCTACAGGAGGACGTTCCCATGGCAGCGAGGCATTCTGGTCGAACACGCGGGCGTCGTCGAGGTCGCTGATGGCCCACACCGGGCGTCGGCGTCACTATCGGCGCGGTCGCTAATTCACCTCAACACCAAAGGAGGCGCACATGCGACGCGGACGCAGACATAGAAGGCGGTAGGTCCGAGTCTCGGCGCAAGGCCGAATGCCCATTCCTGGAACAGAAGCCCCCATTGCGACGCCGCCGACTGGACCCTCGGCGTTGAGTGTCGGCTCCCAGCCTGGCCTTGAGGCGCAGGCGATGCTGAAGGTGCGCCAAGCGGCGATGCTCTTGGCGGAAAGCGTGGGGCTGCTCAAAACCAAATTAGGGACCGATCTCGGTCGGGCCGTGATGAGTGCGCTCAAGACCCTGGCCCCCCACACGCCGGGCGTGGAAGAAGGCTTAGGCCAATCTGAACTTGCCTCCATGCTCCAAGGCGTGTTGCCGGTCAGACCGGGCAGCCCAGCGGGAGCGATGGGAGGTAAGCCGTCCTTTTTAGGCACCCCGGCACCCAGGCCCCTCACGCTGGGCGGCGGGCCGTCCTTGAGCGGTGGTCGAGGGGTGCCAGTCCCCACACGTATATAATAAGGTAAGGAGACACGACCATGCCGAGCTTAGATAAGTGGCTTCCTCGTATTCCTGGGATTCGTGATCCCCGCGACTCCAGCAAACGGAATGGCCTCTTCTGGAATTGGCCCCGATACCTGTATTTCGGCGGCGCGCCCCAAGGCGTCAACAAGAACCAGTCAGGCAACAAGGCGCCGAACGTGGGCGCGGCCTCCGGCCAGCAGGCGGTCGGCCCGATCTCGGATCGCGGCAAAGGACGGCGCTAGGCCATGGCTGAAGGCAACGCAGCCGAGACGATTGCGCCTGAGCAGCAGACGCAACTCGTCGCCACCGGCAAGCTCTTCACGGCGCTCGCCGCCGATCCCAAGTATCGCAAGCGCGTGCTCGCCCTGATCAAAGAAGCTGCCCCCGACGTACCTATCCCGGAACTCGAAATCGAGCAAGCGATCTCCAAAGAGGTCGAAACCCACACCAAAGCGAATGCCGACGAAGTAAAGAAGCTCACCGACAAGGTGGACACCCTGGAGCGCAAACTGGTGCGCGAGGCGTGGCGGGCAGAGAACGGCCTAAGCGAAGAGGAGTGCCTCGAAGTGGAGAAGTTGGCAAAAGAGGGCCAGATCGGGAAGGCCGAAACGGCGCTCGAATTCTTCCGGGCCAAGCAGGCCATCGGGGTCCCGCGTGGCACGCGACGGGCGCCCGCTGGCGCGAAAGAATATCTGGACAAGCTGGGCAAGATCAGTCCGCGCCACACGAACCAACTGAAACAGGCGGCCTTCGAGGAAGTCAACCGGATTCTCAGCACGCGCAAGACCGGATAAGGAGTCAGCTATGCCGAACGTCATGCCGATCAGCGGGGTTGCGGCGGGGTCCACCGGCTCCCCTTATCTCACCAAACTGACCTATACGACCAAGGCGGTTGGCAACTATCCGGTCACGGAAGCGAACTTCGCCGGGATCGGCGCCTACCTGCCAGGCTGGGTGCTGGTGGTCGCCTTGACGCCCGCCAATGTGACGATCTCGCTGTCGAACGACAACGGCGCCACCTGGAACGCCCTCAGCAACACGGGCGGCGGTTGGATTTACGTGGATAGTGGGACCACGGTACGCATCAACATCGCCACGGGCGCGACGACGATCATTCTCTTCCCAATGGGCAACTTCTAAGGAGACACGGCAATGGCTCTACTTAATTTCGGCACGATTCCAGGAGGAGCGGCAGGGACCGAACTCCAGGTTGCCACACGCAGAGCGATCATGCCCGCCGTGGTGGTGCAGATCGGCAAATCCACCGTCACGCTCTCGTCGATGTTGGCGGCAGCGGAGCCCGTCTCAGGCGGTGTCTCGCCCATGACCGTGCCCGTCCAAGGCACCAGGATGGTGTCGGGCGCGTGGGCCGACTACTCCGGGGCCTTTACCTCGCCGCAGGTGCTCACCGGCTTGTTCAACGCCGAATACAATCTGAAAGCCTTCGTCGTCGGCATTCCGTACTATCTGTTCGAGGGCCTCGTGCAACAGGACGCCGAGATCGTCCCGATTCTGTGGGCGCGGATGAACGATGCGGGCAACTATGTCTCCGATCAGATAGCCACGGCGCTGTGGACGGCGCTCTCGGCGAATAGTGCGCTGCAAATTTTCTCCTTTAACGATTTGCTGGCGACCGGCAACCCCACACAGGGCAATGTCGGCAATATCGACCGCTCGACGAATACGTGGTGGCAGGCGAACGTGTCTACGATGACCGCGATCAATGGGGCCTCGCAGGCGTGGACCCGTACCAATGTGCTCGCCGCATTGACGTATGCTCAGAAGGCCGCTGGCGGCGAACCGCCCTCCTGCGTCATTGTCGGACCCGGCGCGTGGGCCGCCCTGGCGGCGGATACCGTGGGCTCCGAATCCTACCTCGTGGATCGGGAAGGCACGTATGCGGAAGCGAGTGAAGGCGCGACCGTTGCGTTTCCTGCGCTGAACATCGCTGGCGTGCCCGTGTATGCCGATCTCTACGCCACGAACAACACGGATATGTGGTTGGTGAATTTCAACTATACCCAATTTAAGATTCACCAGGACGCGGCCTTTGCCGTCGCTGGACCGGAAAGCTTGTTGCCTCAGTTCCAGCTTGGATATGTCATGGCCTTATTCGTGTTGTTAGAAGCTGTGGTCTCGAAGTGCTCGGCGAATGCACGGGTGACAGGTTTAACTGGTGCGTTTAGTATATGAATTTACGTAGATTATCCTAATGTGCAAAGACATATTCCTACCTGCCATCCTGATCGTGAGCATGTAGCCAAAGGGCTGTGCTCTTCCTGCTACCATCGGCAGTATTATCAGACTCCAAGAGGCAAGACTGTTTGCCGAGCGTCCGTCGATAGATACCAACAATCAGCGCACGGTCAAGCGGTCCTCGCTCCGTATAAGCAAACTCCTCAATACAGGGCTCTTCAGAAGAATTACGCACAATCAGAACGCGGTCGGTTGAAGGGTCGAGAAAAGCAATCTCGGTATCTACAAACCGAGCATGGTAAGTCCACTCGTGCGCTGTATCTCCAATCAGGTAAGCGCAAAGAAGTCCACTTTCGCTATGACCACTCAGAAAAAGGTCGAGCCTCGCAAGTCAGGGCTAGGCAGTCGCCTAAAAATAAAATACGACAGCAGAGATATCTGAAATCAGAGAAAGGGAAGCGATCAATCGCAAGAAAGAATCATCTGCGACGCGCTAGAAAGTTGAATGGTTTTGCGTTCAGGTATCCTCACGATTTCTCAACCATCCTGGATATGTATCAGCACAAGTGCGTGTATTGCCAAAAGACACATTTGTCGTTAGAAGAAGATCATATTATTCCAATCAGTAAAGGCGGAGATGATGCGTGGTGGAATCTGGTGCCGGCATGCCGATAGCGTGATGGAATACTAACCCATGCCCTCAGCAGGAATCATCTCCACCTTAAGCGACTACCTAACCCAAACGAGAAGACTCTTGCGTGATTCGACCGGAGCACTTTACGCTGATTCTGATCTCGTCGAGTTTGTGAACAGGGCCATTCGGCAGCGCGATCTCGATCTCGGCTATAACCGCCTCAAACTCAGCTTCACGCTGACGACCGGCACGCACACGTATTCGTATGCGACGATCCTCGCTGGCGGGACGGTCATGATCGGCCCGACGAGCGCCAACATTCAGGACGTGCTCTCGATCATGGTCATGCCGCTCGGGAGCGGCACGTCCACGATTCGGTATCCGCTGGGACGGTGGCCCTACTCGAAGCTCGCGTACCTGCTCTCGACATCATATCCCACGTACCCATCCGTCTACGCGCTCTACGGTCCGACCACTGTAGTGCTGGGACCGCCTCCAGCCGGAAATTATCCTGTGGAATTCGACTTCCTCGCGTACAGCGCGGATTTGGTAAATCCGACCGATGCGGATACGCAGCCCTATCCGTACACTGATCCGGTGCCGTTCATGGCAGCATCGTTCGCCAAGGTCAGCGTCCAACGCTTTGACGAAGCGGACGGCTTTCAGGCGCAGTATGATCGGCGCCTCATGCGCGTGAGAGGACGTGCTCGCTCGCTGATGATTCAAAATCCATGGTCTGATCTGCCAACGAGATCACGCTAATGCCAGCGACGACGACCAAAGAACGCACCGTCCAATTTAGGAATTTTGAAAAGGGCATGAACCAGACCTCTGCGCGGACCGCCTTGCGCGATGATGAAGTATTCTTCCTGGAAAATGTCCAACCAATCGGCGCCGGCCAATTAGTAGTGATCCAGCCACCAGCACCGAATCTTGTGTCCATTGGTGCTGGCATCGCCACGCTCTGGGGCATCACGATCAAGTTGGCGGGCGTCGAGACAGCGCGACTCGTCACCGTCAATAACGACGGCTCAATGACAGCCGTGAATCCGCTGACGGGCGGCACGACGACGATTGCCACGGCGGGCACCGTCACGACCAAGGCGCGGTTCACGATGTGGCAGGATACGCTGTTACTCATTGCCGATCCGACAAACGGCTATTTCTCCTGGGATGGCACGACGCTGAATAAATACCCCATCGCGTTGACGGGCAACACGACCAACGGCAGTGCCGTGATTACGTCCGTTTCCCCGAACACGACAGGGTTGATTGCCGGGATGCACCTGCTCTCCGCGAATCTCCCGGCAGGCACCACGATCAAAAGCGTGGATAGCGGCACGCAGATTACGGCGTCGGCGAATGCGACGGCGACCACGACCGGCGTGGCGATCACGGTTGGGGCTGGGGCGCCGACGAGCGTAGCTGATCTCGCGACGTTTGAAGGCCGGGCGTTTTTGGTCTCGGCCTCACGGGCGATCACGCTCACGGCACCGGCCAGCTTCACCGACTTTCAAACCGCAGATGGCGCGTTGACGACGACGATCACGGACTCGGTGTTTGCTGGACAGATCACCAGGCTGTTGTCGGCGCTCGAAGTGTTGTGGACGATTGGCCCGGCAGCAGTCAACGCGATCTCGAACGTGCAACTCGGCACGGGCAACGTGACGACGCTCTCCAACACGAACATCGTGGCGAACGTGGGGACGCTGCTCCCGTCCTCCGTATCGAGTTTCTTCCGGACCTTTCTGATGCTGGCTCCCTATGGCGTCTATGCGATTGTCGGCGCCACGCCGCAGAAGCTGTCTGAGCAGTTGGACGGGCTGTTTCCGAACCTGTCCTTTGGCAGCGATCAGCCATCCGGGATCGTGTCGATCAATCGCGTGTTTGTGTGGTGCGTCCTCGTCACCTATACCGATCCCTTGACCAACGTGCCGCGTCCGGTCCTGCTATGCTTCTCCCGCAACGCCTGGTTTATCGGCTCGCAAGGAAGCGGCCTGACGTGGATCGCCTCGCTCCTCAATCTGACCACCGGCGTGCCGGAACTCTGGGGCACGGATGGGACGAATATCTTTAAGTGCTTTGCGGGCACGACGCCAGGGGCCTACACGATCAAGACGAAACTCTACGACTTCGGGGCCTTTACGCAGAAGAAGCAACTGCTCCGCATTGCGATTGACATTCAGAATCCTGGGGCGACGGTGAATCTCAACGCGACGGCGACTAATGAATTTGGCTTGACGAACGCCATTGCGCTCAATCCCATCGTCAGCGTCTTGACGTTTATCGGGGCTGGCGCGATCACCTTCATCGGCGGCGGCAGTGTCGCGATTGTGTGGACGATTGCCTCCGTGAGTGTGGAAGGCTCCGCGAACATTGCGGGTGATTACATTGGCCTGACGCTCTCCGGCACGTCACTTCCATTCACGATCAGCGGCATCGCGATGAATATCGAGTGGCTAGGCGAGTGGACATGAGTTACACCGTTCCCAATACGTTCGCCACGCAATCTGGCAATGTGCCCGCCTCGCAGTTGGATGCGAATTACACGGCGGTCCTGCTGGGCATCAACAATGCCTTTTTGGTTGGCACGCTCGCGTCGCGTCCAGCCGCGAGTGAAGCCAACGGGAGGTATTTTTTCGCCACGGACGACAATGGCGGGACGCTCTATCGAGACAACGGCACGTCATGGGTCAAGATCGCCGCGTCAGTTACCACTGTCATCTCACCGACTGGCTATC